AGATATGGCTGCACTGATTGCAAAAACTGGAATGACTGATGGTGACCAAGTATTCGTTCAAGCAAACAATAATCTTTATATCTATTCTGGTACTGGTTGGTATAAAGTGGCAACTGTTCAAAACGATTCTCCAAGTGCAATCACTGGAGTAGATGGAACTTATTCGCTTGCTATAGATGGAACACCTACTGTAATCACAGGGGTTTCTACAGACCCTGAAGGATTCCCTTTGACATGGAGTTATTCAACATCTGGACTTGGTAGTATTGCTACGATAAGTCAAACGGATAATGTATTTACTATTACACCTAGCACCGATGAAGCTAATTTCGGAACATTTACTCTTACAATTAATGCAACTGATGGTGTTAGTGGAGCAGTGAATGCAAATACATCAATCACTCTGGAATTTTTTATTGCAAACAGTAATTATACAACTCTTTTAGCAACAGCAGTAGATACATCAGACAACAACAATATAACCGATAGTTCAGTTAACAACCATACAATCACAGCAAACGGCGATGCTCATGCAGGTACGTTTAGTCCATATCGGCATGGTGGATATAGCACTTACTTCGATGGATCAGATTATTTACAGCTATCTGCCACAGCAACTAACCTTCTCCCCGAAACATCAAACACAACAATCGAAGCGTGGGTAAATACGACAGTAACTGGACACGTTGCAATATTTAGTAATTTTGATCCATCTTCTCCCTACAACGGAATGGAAGTTGGATTATACAACGGCTATCAAGTTTTTTATTCAAACTCAGCCGGTTGGATTAATAATCCACCCAATACAGGAGTTAGTACAATAAATGATGGTAATTGGCATCATCTTGCTTGGGTAATTACGAACAGTGGAACAACAGTTACAGCTTATGTTGATGGTGTTCAGAATTACACATCCTCAATAACTGCATCTACCACAGGAGGTAGTAATATCCGTATTGGGGCTTCTTCAAATACTACCGTAAATAGACATTTCACTGGTTATATTGCTGATTTTAGATTTGTTAAAGGTGCCGCTGTATATTCTGCTGCGTTCACTCCACCAACCGCACACTTAACTGCAATTACAAATACACAACTTCTTGCTTGCCACCTTCCATATATAGCAGATGGTTCTTCTAGCGCTCTCTCAATCACAGTAAACGGCAATACTTCAACAAAACCATTCGGCCCTTACGACAACTTAGAATACTCAGCAAGCGATCACGGTGGGTCTGTCTCCATGCCCAATGACAATGATTATCTTTCTGTTCCACATTCCAGCACACTAAAACCATCAGGCACAGATCCATTCTGTGTTTCATTTTGGTATTATCCAACAACATCTCCAGGCACTACTAGACAACTTGTCGGAGATGCTAATTATGTTTCATATCCGACAAACTGTCCTGGCTGGGACATATTATATCAAAGTGGTAGTCAATTAGATGTAAGATGGGGATATCCAAATTATGCAGATATGGCTTCTGGAAAAACAAACAGCACTGTTCAGGTTAATGCTTGGAATCACATTGCGTTCTGTAGAAGCGGAGGCTCTTTATCTTACTATTTAAACGGAAAAAGATGTAATACAACAACTTCTAATATTAATATATCAGCGTCTGGTTTAGCTAATTTTTATGTAGGTTATGCTGGAGAATCAACAGGCACCGCAATGAATTCAGCAATGGGAACTATTGCAGATTTTAAGTATGAGGTCGGCACGAGTCAGTTTGATGCTACAGCTTCTACTATTACTGTACCTACAGCACCACAGAGCACTACAAATTCTGTATTACATGTTAAAGGCACAGACGCATCTGTTATAGATAAAGCTCAAACAGGCAATATGAAAGTTTTTGGCACTGCAACAGGTTCATCAGCTGAAGCTAAGTTTGCTAATACAAAATCAATGTATTTCCCCGGCTCAAATCCTAATCATATAAGACACTACAGCCAAATTTATCTTCCAGGCGAATTGACAATAGAATGCTGGGTTAATACAAGTACGTTCAATTCTGGATATGTTTGGTGTTTAGAAAATTATCAACTTGAAATGAGAATTAATTCAAACGGAACTGGAGTAGATATATATGATAGTGGATACATAAACTTCTCTAGAGCAGCAGGTGCTATGAGCACAGGAACTTGGTATCATATAGCGGTGTGTAGAGATTCTAGTAATGTTTTTAGAGCTTGGATTGATGGTGTACGAAGCACTCAATCTGGTACTAAAACAACTACTTATGATAAAGACCATATAATAATTGGAGGTGAATACTCTAGTGCTACAGGTATTAATTGGCCTTATCATGGTTATGTTCAAGATCTAAGAATAAGTAATTATGCAAGATACAGTGCAGAAGATGAAACTACAAACATACCAACAGCACCGTTTAAAGGATAATATAATGGCATATGAGTATAATTGTAAAATTTTAAGAATTGTGGATGGTGATACAGTAGACGTGGACATTGATTTAGGATTCGGAATTTGGATGCATAGAGAAAGAGTGCGTATTATGGGTATTGATACACCAGAATCCAGAACGAAAAACGAAGAAGAAAAAGTTTATGGACTGGCCGCAAAAGAATATCTAAAAGAATTGCTTCCAATTGGTTCCATTCAAACTATCAAAACACAAAAAGACAAGACAGGAAAATTTGGAAGAATTCTTGGAGATTTTGAAATTGAATACAAAGACTCTAAAAATAACTTTTCACGAAGAAGTATTACTTCACTAATGTTAGAAAATCATCATGCTGTCCCATATAAAGGCCAAAGTAAAGAAGAATTAGTAGAATTGCATCTCATAAATAGAGAGAAACTAAAAGAAAAAGGTCTTATCTAATGCCTGCATCTAGAGCAAGAAAATTATCACAATTGATGTCCGAAGGTGGTTCACTGGACACCCAGATTGATTCTTCTGGCACCACTAGTGAAATTGGTGGCGGAGGCGTAACTGTTTATGCAACGATAAGTAATTTGCCTTCAACTGGAAATACAACTGGCGACATGGCATTTGTATCTAGTACACGACATTTTTATATCCATGATGGAAATGGTTGGTATAGTGTTGCATTAGTAAATGAAAGTCCCACAGCTATTACTGGAGTGGATGCAACATACGATCTTGCTGTAGATGGAACACCTACAGTTGTTACTGCCGTTTCTTCAGACCCAGAAGGAATACCTTTAACTTGGAGTTATGCAGTCACATCTGGTTCTCTTGGTACTACTGCGACAGTTCAACAAGGAACTGGTGCAAATACAAATCAATTCACAGTTACTCCAGGCACAAATGACCCAGCGGACGAAGGTACTTTCGATTTAACATTTTCTGCGACAGAAGGTGTCAATACAGTAAATAAAACTGCAAACTTCTCGCTTGCATTTGCGAGTTTAGAATTCACTTCATATGGACAATCCAGTTATGATTTATTACAGTCAGTTTCATCTCTTTCTCTAGTTGCCGTAAAAGGAACCTCTCAAGTCACCAACGAATATACTAATAGTGGTGGTGGAATGAGAACTTCTGGATTGTTGGCATATCCTACTAGAATAGAGGAAGCAAGAGCTCGTGTAATTACTAGTGGTTACTCAAATAGAAGCGCAGGCGAACCTTCAATATTCTATCCAACGGTTGATTGGGGGGCAGTAACGGGGGCTGCACAAATCACAGAAGCTCCAACTAACAGTAATTATACACCAACTGCCTCTGGTGGTTGGTCAATTAACACACATGGCACAATAGGTATAGGTAAAGTCACAGATAGTGGTGGTACTAAACCATATGGCTATCATGCAATGATGATAGGAGACAGCGGATCCTCGTTTTCACCCGATAGTACACCCCAACATATAATTTGGGTGAGTGGTACAGAAACTTTAGGTCATAAATCACACGCAACTGCATATGGTTCACTTGCGTCACCCGACCAAGGTACTACAAGATATATGGGGGCGCCGGATACTTCTCAATACGTTATTGGACTTGTTGGTAAAGATCAGTCAGGAACCCGTTCGTCCAATCTAAATGTTGTGCCAGGAACCTCTTACAATAGTGGCGGTCAGCCGACAGAATTTTATATGAAAAAATTTAATGAATCATACATCAATGATGCTACGTACTACACATCGGCTGTGACTTCAGATACTTATTTTAAGTTTGTATCAAGTAACCACCCAAAACAACAACCGAATTTGCCTTCTGGGGATAGAAATCATAATACTCATCCAACACATAGCACTAAACGTGGACAATTATTAGCACAACATCAACTCAGTGTTGGCGGAAGTGATATATTACGTTCATACTATCTGTCATTTTATCAACATCATAGCGCTGGTACATATAGAGGACACAAAATTGAAGTTTTTGATTGGGATATTTCAGCCGGAACTGGCCACTGGGTTGTAGACAATTATGATCAACAATCTTCGACTGATACTTTCAATTCTCTAGACAGAAATTTAATAGACCAACACTTCGCCTATACGAGTGAATTCAATACAGTAAGTGGAACTAGTCAGGATTTTGCGAATTCTTGGGATTTATCAAGATCAGTACACTCCCAATGGCCTCATTCATTTATAGTAACTACAAATGAAGTGGATTCGGGTAGTGCAACATCAGAAAAATATAAACTTTTTTATAGAGATATGTCAGCAAACATTGATGCTGCTACTTATGGTGGGTCGAAATCAGCAGGATTTAGTGCGAACTCAGGAGATAGTGGGTTAGTAGACACAGGACTTCTTGAATGTACTACAGCTACCTGTATTTCTCACGATAGTACAAACCAAAAATTGACACTTCTTTATACCGACCACGATAGTATTAATCTTAGGAATTATAATTATTCAAACAATACGTGGGATTCGGTAATATCTTCAATAACAAATACCGGCATTGGATATCTCGCCACAGGTATTCACGTACTGCCTGGAACAACAAGATTTATTGTAACAGGGGTTGGAAAAATTTGGTTATATGAAATGAGTTAATCGGTAATCAATCCATAGATTTCTTTCCAGTTTTGAACCCGAAGAGCACTACCAGTGTATCCAGAGTTATGTTCATGAGCAACCAAAAGACTTTCTAAACCCATCCGCAAACCAAGGTCTGCGTTCTCAGGTTTATCTTCAACCCAAAAACATCCACAACCAGAGTATTCCAAAAGAGCTTCGTCTTTGTCAGCACCAGTGTCAAGATAGACATACCGTTCAAAGACACTATCTCCAAACAACTCCCGAAGGTTTTTAGTCCGAAGATGTTGACTATATTGATCGTTACTCAAACTAGTAATTGCGTGGAAAATATAACCATGTTCTTCATGAAGTTTTTTCACATATTTGATCGCATCCCGTAAAGGAGGCAATTTCCGAATCCAAGCAGATTCATTGAACATTCGTACCAGCCGTTTTGCTTCGGCCCGTGCAAGTCCATATTTCAAATCCATTTTGTATTCGCCTTCTTGGACAACTTCATATCCATGCCGAGTCATCCAACAATCAAAGGCGTACTCCCAATCAAGGAGAACGCCATCGCAGTCTACTAGTATTGTTTTTTCTTTTTTAGCAATCATTAACAGTCTTTCTTATTACATTATTAATATAACTGATTCGGTTTGAATTGTCAAGACAAAAAGCGAGAAAGATTAGAATTATTTTCAATTCTTTCTTTGGCGATGTTGAAATAATTTTCGTCCATTTCAATCCCAATAAACCCACGACAAAGGTTTTGCGCAGCAACACCAGTTGTACCAGACCCCATAGTATTATCTAAAACAACATCTCCTTCATTTGTATAAGTCTTGATCAGATATTCCATAAGACCAACTGGCTTTTGAGTTGGATGAAATCCTTTCTCTTGTTTATGTTTGATGATTGTTTTGGGATATCGTGATCCATCTGGATTATCACGATGCTTTGATTTTGCATTACCATAAACCTCACCAATCGTTGCAGTATCACTCTTATAACCAGAATATGGAGTGCTATACCACATTTGTGGATTATATGTAGGCTTCTCTCTGTAGAATACAAGAATATTCTCATGCGATTTAAGAGGCATAATCTTTGCATTCATAGGATTAGTACCCTGAGGCTTCTCCCATATCCATTCATAACGAAGATTCTTAATATTAGAGGCAGCAAGAATCGTAGTAAAAGGCTGTGCTGCTGTAAACACCATGGCAGCATTCTTCTTACAAATACGATTGTATTGCTCCCACAGCACATCAAGTGGTATGATTGAATCCCATTTACATGCTGTGGTGCCATATGGTAGATCGGCCATAATCATGTCAACACTATTGTCTTCAATAGTCTTCATGATTTCCAAACAATCACCATTATATAAGTCTAGTTTTACCATTCGCTAAGAGACTTCATATATCCAGAGTTCATTAGTTTTACGATTTTACCAGATGCAATCATATAATCATCATTGTCACCGCTCTTGCCACCTTGTTGATGAGAGAAATATTCACTAGTATCAAGTGCCTGCTTGAATTCTTTCTTCGTCATATACATGGCGCGAACTTTGTTGGGATCACCGTTAATCGCAAGGAAGATCAATCGTTCCCAGTCTTTACCGACAGCAACATGATTCATAGTAAAACAATCTTCTTTTAGAATTCTTTTTTTGTTGTTGGTGTGTGCAAGAGAAAATTTAATCTCAGTGCGAATTCCGTTTATAACTCTATCGTGACCAGCCGTAGAAGTTTCAGCAAATTCCACATCATATCCACAAGCCTCAAAAAGAAGGCTGACATATATTTCGCCCAGCGCCCCTTTTTGTTTACTATCCATATAGCGATATCCCTCAAATGGAGTACCTATCCAAGGATCATAAAGATTTTCTTGAATGTAGTTTTGAATTACGGCTGAGTTTGCCACATTGTATATTTGTTCAGATGTTAGTTGCATGGGATCATCTCTTTTTGTTAGGGGTATAATATAACCGATTCGGTTTGAATTGTCAAGGGCCAATTGCGTTATAATAGCCCTCCGCTTTTACATTCATGGTCCCATCACCATTGTCGTATGTTTGATAAAGTTCGGAACCTGTGAAAAACGCACATGCTTCACACATCACATTCCAATCAGAAATATGAATGGTAGAACTGATTGGCATTTTCCAGTTATCCATTCCTTCTGTAAGTTTGTCAAACGCAACAGTGAGTTGCGCTTTTGTATAGCCTAGAGAACTTACAATCATATCTTCCATAGTAACTCCTATATCAAGTAGTTAGGTCCAGTCCACCGAATATCATAATCTTCAAAGACATTTCCACGCGCCGCATTTCGAGCAGGAGCGTTCCAACCAGCAGCTTTCAAGATATCACCCATGCGGAATTTTTTGTCATTTTCAGTGTTGACAACAAATCCCCAGACACCACCGTTTGAGATAATTTTGATATATTTACTACCAACTGTCCATGACAATCCGTTGTTGAATTCTTCAATCATATCTAGATTGATATGAGTCAACTCTTTAGTACCATTACGACTTGTCCAGTTGTAATAGTCAGTTTTGATGTTTTCAAGAAGATTTTCAAGGGCGGTATTCATCATATTGTTTCTCTCTTTTTCTTAACTTACATATATAATATAAGTGATTCGGGCCCAAAAGTCAAGGGCCCGAGCTAAGTTTTTTTCAATTAATTTAGAGAATAAGAAACTCTCAATCTTACCGTATCTCCTACATTATATGCAATTCCTGTTTGTTGACGAATAGTGTTACCATGCACATTAATTACAACAACATAATGTGAAATAAAACTTTCTTCTTGACGCTGATACTCAGTTCTACATTGCGTTTCTCTGCGATATTGCACAACATTTCCATTCTGATTTTGACTTCCAATCAATCCACCAATAATTGCACCAGCATTTCTATTATCTTTTCTCTGATCCCCCTTACCAAATTGATGTCCAATAACACCACCAATAATAGCACCAGTGATAATATTATTTGAATTATTGCCATTTCGATAAACAGGAACATCTACATCACTACAAATTCTTTTTGGAACATTATAAGAATTAGAACCATAGATTGTTTGTACATCAACAATCGTTCCTTCTGCATAACTCTGAGCATATGCAGCTGTTGATAGGATTGACATTGTTAATATAGCGAATAATCTTTTCATTTTTTCCTCTATTTCCGCCACGGAATCGTTGATTACACTCTAACGCTTTCTGCAAACTCTGTGGCTTTAGTTTCATCGATAAAAAACTTTTTGGTTACAATTGAACGACCATCTCTTGACCATTTACTGTTCACCTCAGTTACCTTTACTTCAAAACCATAACAATGGTTTTCAAAGACGATTGGTGTTACCTTTGAGTAACACTTGTAATTTTTGGATTTCTCTTTCATGCTGTCCTCATAACATCTTCTTCATGATAGGTTTTATATTTACTTTCTTTGAATCCGTCAATTTCTTCCATCAACATCATCATACGGTTCTTGATAAAATAATTGAATACCTTTTTCATATCTCCTTCTGGTTCATTTTCAAATTTTTCAAGTATTTTAGTTCTGATATCTTCTGGAACCAATGTAAGATCAACAAGTGCTTCGTTTCTCTTCCATCGTTTCAACATATTTGCATCACAGAAATCTTCTGGACAACGACTCATATCAAGCCAATCTCCTAAGTTTTTCTTTGTGATGGGTTTTTGTCTACGATTTTCTATAAAAACTTCATCATCACTCAAAAAGTTAGGTATTCCATCTGATTTATCACCACGAATAATATGCTCTCTTAAATATCTTTGAGGATTTTTCTCTACGAGATATCTTTTTTGCATAGGACTATATTGAGAAACATTGGGATATTTTTGCAGTTGTTTGAAGTCTTTATCACTAGACATAATCAAGATTTTCTCATAAGGAGCAAAAGCCTGAGTCAAGGTTGCAATAATATCATCCGCTTCAACACGGTCATGTTCAATGATTTTGTAAGGAAAGACTTCCTTGAGGTCTGTCTTTACTTCATTCATTGTGTTGAAGATAAGACTCCAATCAATACCAGAATCTTCTCTCTCTTTTTTGCGAGAGAATTTATAGTATGGATAAATGTCCTTTCTCCAATAATTTTTGTTATCACAACAGATTACGATATTTCCATACTCTGCTGAAAACTTTTTCTTAATTCTTAGAATACTATTCAGTATCATGTGTCGAATCAAGCCATCATCAATATCTTCAGTATTGGGGCCTACCTGAGTCATGAGATTAGAAATGATAACTTGACTTAGATCTATCAAAATCATAATTTTGTCTCTATTTTGTTTTACATACTATTACTTATAACATATTTCATTCTAGTCTGTCAAGGAGTTTTTTGAAACCATTCTGGAATGTTCCGTTTACTCCATACCATATTGAACCTTTCTTGCTTTGTTTGGTAAAATAACTGATAAGACTTTACAGGATCATCTGGAAATTGACATTGAGGAGAATCTTTCATTGCAAGTTTGAATGGAGTGAGTCCATCTTCTGCAATGTTTATTGGAGGTGTGATCAAAACCTCTCGCAATAATTCATCGGTAGAATGTATTTTTCCATATCTGTATGTGTATTCGTCACATAGAGCCACCCAATGGTTGTAATGCCAGATATAATTTGCAAGAGACTCGGTGGTCCACTCTGTGCAGGGATGAGTGAAGTGTACAGCCTTGTAAAGAGTTTTCTCTAGGTTTGGGTTAGGATGAACCCAATAGTCGACCATGCGTTTTCCTGAGATAGATGGTCGTTTCTCATGTTTACCATCCAACATTCTATGCGCCGTGGAAAGCATTTGTGCCGATTCGACAATCATCTTTACTACATGTTTGTCGCATTGAAGTTGTGCGGCTACAGTTGGATTTTCATCTAGTACAAAAATGTTCATTGAATTTACCATTTGTTAATACACATATAATATAACAACTATGTGTTTATAAGTCAAGGGCTAATTTACAAATATAATAAGAATCTACAATATCTGAAACAGGGTTTCCTATTTTTTCTGATTTTATTTCTAAACTTTCGTTCAAATTTACATTAGTTTCTTCTAAAAATGATTCGTACATCATTTCTTTATTAGCATTACCTTTACCAGTGGCAAACTTCTTTATCACTGTCGGAGGCACTACATGATATTCTAGTTCTGAATTCCACAGTTTCCACTTCAAAATTCCAGTGTTTTCGGCAATATGAAACACTTTTCCTTTCGATCCGTAACTATAGTCCTCTAAGACTATTTCTTCGATATTATGATGTATGAAAATGTCTAAGGCCCAGTCTGAGATAAAATCATATCTTTCCTCTGCTGTCTGCCAATTTTGAATTTGTTGCGAACCTTCAATATTTTTATATTGAAAATCTTCGTATTTTTTTGTATTTGAAAGAAAGAAGATTAAGCATTTTTCAAAACTAAAATCTTCTTTCTCTCCTGTATATATGCACACTGATGGGCAAGTTAAGCTGTAATCAATACCACCTATTCTTCTAACCACTCTTCATCCTCTTCCATGTCGAACTCTTTGATTATATTTATACAATCTTCAAGAGCCTCTCCACAGATGGGACAAAACCTTACAACTTCTTCATTATGAGTTTCTACGGAAAATTCCGCTGCACATTCTGTACATCCAATATGCTCCATTTACTACTCCCTTTTGAAATATTTTATTATTTAGAATTATGTATTTTTTCAAAAGGTTATTTCACAGGCACCACCTTGACACGCAATCGCGCCCATAGTATCAATGTCTGTGAATTTTTTAGTTTCGAGTTGCGTATTAAAATCTATATGTGTCAAATTCTGTTGAATTTTTGTCCATTTATGCAACAAGAAAACATCCTTCAAACAATATTCTGCATCTTTCATATCACCATAAAAGTAATTATCGGCAAATTTCTTAAACCTACGAATCCATTCAGCTCGAAGATCAGAAATCTCTCCTTGGTGTTCAATTGGCATTTGTGCAATTGAACATGCTTCCCATAGATTGTTAAACCCTTTTCTAGTATCAACAATCAATCCAGCAGCAAACATTGCACCTCTTCCGTACTTATTCACAATTTCTGTTTCATCTAATACTTCTGTCATTGGAGCTTGATGAAAATCCTTATCTCCCATGCCAGATAAGAAAGAAACTCCAGCAAAGTAGTCTTTATTTTCATAAAGAAAATCTTCTACCTCATTCCACATATGCGATGCAACAGTTACTGTATTAGAAACATTATGACGAACTGTTGGGTCTGCACACAAATCTACATTAGTTCCCGCTTCGACCCAATTCTGTTGAACGAGTTGAACTTTTTTCAACAAATCGGTTCCAAATAGATCTTCTTTGTAAAGAGAACCTTTTGGAGAGATGACAGGGAAACCGATACAGTAATCAGTTCTACTACTTGACCAGACAGACTCTTCGACCATGTATGGATTTGTCTGTGCAATCAGTTGTGCAACTTCAGCGTCTTTATTCATCTGTACATGACGAATATACTTTGGTGAATGTTCTGCATGAATACCAGAGGCAGTTTGCAGAAGAACAGATGCATTACCAGATGGTTTTACACAAGTAGTACGCGCGGCTTGGTTAATTCCAATAAGCGCAGCAACTTCTTTATTAACTCTTTTAACAATTTCTGCTCCTTCTCGTTGAATATCTGCATCTAAAAGAATCTCTGGATTGTTCATCCATCCTGTGATAGAAACTCCCAACAAGGCTTCTCTCTCAAAAATTCTTTTAGAATCTTCTGATATATATTTGAAATCTGTGTAACCGGCTTGAAGTGTTCCAAGAATAGAGGCGGCACGACACGCCTTAAAAAATTCTTCTTTGGAAACACACTTGCCACCATTGATTTCTGTCAAATTACAACCCTGCCATCCAGATATTCCATCAATTTGAGGATACATTCCAATTTCTACACATGGGTTTGTGGTATGTTCTTTATTGTCTACAAAATAAAAACCAGGCTCACCAAATTCTTTAATTGGTTGCATCAATTCTTTAAACTGTTCTTTCGTAACTTCACTTCTCACTAAAACTGCTGAATTGTTGCTACGTCCTCTTTGTGGATTTTCGACAAACCAATTTCCAGTTTTAGCCTTGGTCATCTCTTCATCATCATGCGAAAACAATGCAATGGTCGCAGAACGTCTAACTCCACCGGCCAGAACCGCGTCGGCAGCGTGCATTGAAATATCATATACATGAATTGGCCTGAGAGTAGTTTCGCCGCTGAGAATTAAAGATTGCACAAGATGTTCAATCTTATCTAATGCTTTCCTGAGTGGTTCTGGGCCTGGCGCCTTAAATCCACCAGAAATCTCTGCACCTTGAGGTCTAATCTCTGACAAGTCAAAATATACTCTACGCCCTTCGAAATCTGGAAAAGTTCCACCACCTACAAAATAAGAGGACATTAGCACCCCTAGAGCATCTGCCCAGCCTTCTATAGAATCTTCTACTTTCCAACCTTTCGCTTGTTTCTTTCTCTCTGCTATAGCAGGTAGTTTTGCGACATGATGTTTCTGTACAGAAAATCCTGCTCCAGCACCACAAAGAAGAATGTAAAACAACTCTTGGAAATACGCAGCACGATCTGCATAAGAAGAAGTGCAGTTATACATACGCATTTGATGTTTCAGAAGTTGTTCACCACCAAACTGAAGCGCTCTTTGTGCGCCTAATGTGTATTGTAATTTATAAAGAGATTCTGCTTCATCAATTAATAGATTAAGTTCTGGAGAAATTTTGTCACTGTAATATGCTCTGTGCATATCCATTACACGTTTTACAGATTCATCCCAAGATTCATATCTTCCTTCATCTTCCATCCATCTAGAATATGACTCATAAAATTTTGCCTGAGACATAATTTTTCTTGCATCCAAATCTTTTTGTGTATTGACTAATTTCAACATAGCTTATCCTCTTTTTTGATATTTTTTGGTGGTAATTAACATTTTTTCCAAGCAGAAAAAGTGAGTTTTGCTTGTAGGTCTTTGTAGGTGTTTATACTTATAAGTGATTGTAATTCTAAAGTGTCCATTCCAGACAATATTACATCATTAATATCTTTTTCTTTAATATTTTTTGGCCATATAAAAATAGAAAATCCTGAGTCAATAGTCCGTTCCATTTTCTTCACTATCTCTTTGTTTCTTGGTTCATTATCGTATATAAAAACAATATCCGAAAATGATTTGAAATATTTTTTATCTACATCACTACCTGCCATAGCAAGACAGTTATCAAGAAAAAGAGAATCAAAAGGGCCTTCTGTTACATATGTAGTTTTTGCTGGATCAATTCTATCCAATCCATATACTTTTGGGACATCTTTTACCTTAATGGTGATATATCGCATAGGATTTTTAGGGTCCATACTCCTTCCTTGTAAGGCAATCAGTTCACATTTCTCATTAAAGAATGGAATGACTATTCTTTTTTCATTTTTAGGAATATTATATCCTTTTGCCACCTTATCTACTACAAATTTGAAATCTGGTGTATGATACAATACATCTAGTTTTGGAAGTTTTCTTTTCTCACAATACATTCTAGATGGGTGTGTTGGATGCAAATCGGATATTTTCTCTCCATATTCAAAAACACATTTCGTAGAAAATTTAGGCTTGAAGTCAAAATCATACTTAACATCTTTTTCTGTGTTTTGAAGATTTTGAG